CACAAGTTTCTCACATGTCAATATATGAACTATGCAGTTCTAGAAAAACATACAAAAATCCCAGTAAACTTAAACTCTATTAAGAGAGCGCCTCGTATTTTTCAAGATATTCGCGAGTTAGAAACATTGTTTGGTTTTGAACCAGACGGTAAATTCCCGCCATCTGTTGATGAATATGCTGCTCATGTTACTGCGCTTGCGGAAAAAAATGACAACCAATCTCTACTAGCTCATATGTATGTTCGCCATTTTGGTGAGTTGCATGGTGGCCAAATGATTAAGAAAAAGATTCCAGGTAATGGGATTATGTATGAATTTGACGGTGATACTAAAGTTCTAATTGAAGAATTTAGAAAACTACTTAATGATGACATGGCCGATGAAGCAAAAATCTGTTTTGATTTTGCATCAAAATTGTTTGATGAATTATCTCTGGAAATCAAAGAATAATTTTTTGTTGACACACTCACACACTAGTATATAATCTTTATATGGGACAATAAAATAAGGAGAAATCTTATGCAGTTTGAAGATGAAACCGTATCGTTCGAAGAACTCGAACTAATTAAAAATACAGCAAAAGCCAATAGATTGTTGCGAAGCGAATCTGCAAGAACGAAGCGAAAAGAATTAAAGCAAATTCGCGAAACTAAAATTCTCAATGAATGGGCTAGACAACGTAGAGAGCGTAAACAAAATGCAAAACAAAATCACAACACTTAATGTAGAAGAAGATCCTCTTACTGGGGATTTTTTTCTGCAGCTTACAGATGAAATATGCGAAGAGCTAGGATGGACCGTTGGTGATACTCTTATATGGGAAGAACTACCAAACAATTCTTGGTCAATAAAGAAAAAAGATAATGTACCCGCTGTGGAATAGATTAAACGAATATGCTGAGTATATTAATAGCCGCTTTAATGATAAGTTTCAGCGTTATGACAATCCAAAGTATACTGAAGATCTTCATTTTAAAGATTGGAATGATACTTTCTGGAAATCGGAATTAATAGATAAAGCACATCTTAAAACTATTGCACCTAAAGACGGCAAAGGTTTGTGGTTAATGCATATTAATATTTTTCCAAAAACAGGAATTGAACTTCCTGTTCTAGGTTTTGATATTGTAGCAGGTCCTAAAAAGATTACGGGTTCTTTTATGGACTTTTCTCCATTACATGGTTTTTCACATCCATATACAAAATATATGGAGACAAAGGTAAAAGATCTTGAATGGAATAAGCAGAGAGAATTGCCACCTTGGGCTAAAGAGATTTTTTCAGAGAACATGATTGCGGTTGGCAATATTAATACTGAAGAAGAATTAGAGCAATTTATTAAAGTAACGAGTGATTTACTTAATTACTATTTGGATAACTTAGAAAAAGATGCTGTTAAAGCTGAACGCGATACTAAGCCAATTCTAAATAAGTATTGTTCTAACCAAAAGCTAAATCCTCATTTGCATAGATCTATTCTTGCTATGGGAATTTCTGAAGAAGATAAAAACCTATACGTAAATAACGTATTGTTTGAGGAATTATAAAATGAAAATTGCAGTATGCTCTGATGTCCATTTAGAATTTGGACCTATTACACTTCAAAATACTGAAGGCGCTGACGTGTTAATCTTGTCGGGTGACATCTGTGTCGCTAATGATTTGAATGATCGTGCAGATCCTGCAATTCTTGGCATGACAAACAAGAGTAATATCTATCATGACTTCTTTCAGAATTGCTGCCGCGAATTTAAGCACGTTGTTTACATCTCCGGTAATCACGAGCATTATAACGGTGATTTTGCACTAACTTATTCTAGACTAAAAGAAAAACTAAGTTACTTAACTAACTTGCATATCCTTGAAAAAGAATATGTTACGTTTGATGATGTTACTTTTATTGCTGGAACTCTTTGGACTGATATGAACAAAGAAGATCCAAGTACTCTGTATGCAATTAAAGGTTATATGAATGACTATAGAATCATCAAAGATACTTCTACTCTAGTAACATACAAAGCTCATATCTTAAAAGATAAGCCAGTTGGAATGACTGACGAAGAATGGATTGCATTGCCTTATGATGAACGTCATACTGTTGAATTTAAGACGCGTACAGGATCATTCACGCCGACAAAGTCTGTTGAAGAACATAAAGCTATGTTAGACTTTATTGATGCAACCGTAAAAGGATTGCCAAACGAAAAGTTTGTAGTAGTTGGACACCATGCTCCTTGTAAGCTTTCAGTTAAGCCAGAATACGAAGATGACACGATGGTTAATGGTGCTTATTCTTCTGATTTGTCAGAGTTTATTCTTGATCGCCCACAAATTAAAGTATGGACACACGGGCATACTCATGACAAATATGATTATATGGTTGGTTCTACTCGTGTTATTTGTAATCCTCGCGGTTACATCAAATATCAAGAAATCGCAGATAATTTTGAATTACAATATTTTGAGGTGTAAATATGGTTGATATGATTAGTAGTTATGACGTCTTTACTAAACGTATGGAAGAAAAATATCCAAAAATGTTTTCTGGGCCGTATGGTGGCTTTTGTGTAGGCGAAGGTTGGTATCATATTATTGAATTACTGTTTGAGCATATTCAAACACATATTGATTGGAATAATGCACGAGCTGAAAGACATCCGGATCTTTGTTATAAACCAATTGAGCAAGTTGTAGTTGAACAAATTAAAGAAAAGTTTGGTGGCTTGCGCTTTTACTATAGAGGCGGCAACGATACTATTGCTGGTATGATTGCTATGGCAGAAACTTGGGCTGAACATACATGTGAAACTTGTGGTGATCTAGGTAAGCGTCGCTCAGGCGGTTGGATTCGTACACTATGCGATAAACATGAAGAAAAACGCCAAGCTACTATCTCTTAAGACGTGGGATGAATGGGAGTCTGACGGCTTCCATGTTATTCGTGGCCAAAGAGCTACGGCATATAACTCAAATAATAAAGCTTTATTTGATAAATCGCAAGTAACTAAAACTATTCATCATTCATACAATGAACGAAAACATGTTACTGAGGTAAGTCGCAATAGTGAACCAAAACCAGAGTATGTTTATTACGCCGATGGTTCTGGATATGTAAATTATGGCGGCCCATGTGGACCACTGTATTTTGATAGAAATGGAAACACATAATGAGATTCTGGACCATTGTTTATCCCGGTGATAACAACGAAGTAATTTACGAAACGTTATCTGACGCAGAGATTATTGCTACATACTGGAATCACTGGTACGGAAAAATGTGTGAAAAGTTTGGTAAAGACCATGTTGATGCGCATTACTGCAAGCAAGACTGTATTGACGACTGGACAGTTGTGCACTGGGCTGTGGAGAGTAAAGATGACTAAAATACAAGATTTGTTAAACCTTGAAGCAACATTGTCTAATAATGGACAAAAAGATTCTGAAGAATATCGTCAAGCGCATATTGAGATCAAGCAACTACGCGGTACTGAAGCCCCAGTTTGTTGGGGCGACGATGACTGCTCAACATTAATCTTGTCTCAATGTCCTTGGCGCATAGACTGCTATAAGGAATAAGTTTTGCAAAGAATAAATCGCGATGACACTGAACATGGTGTCGAATATTATAAAGCCAGCGAAGTAGATGATAAAATTAAATCTAATGCAGCTTGGGCGACTTTCATGTGCGCGCAATTGGTAGCAATCGAACGCGCCGAGTGCTCAAAGATTGCTAAGGGTTGGGTAAGACAATATGATGACGTTGCTGCGTCAATTTCTAGATCTATTGAAGCAAGAGGTAATGAGTGAACTGGGAAAAGCTACAATTTTTAATTACTTGTGTAATGTTTATAGCAACATTAATTGGATTTCTTGCAATAATATTTACATGGATTAGTGCATAAACTAGTTGACAGTTTATAGTTTTTGTTATATAATAGATATAACAAGTGGTATTGCCGCTTGATTGTTTAAACATAAAGGAAAAATAATGAAGAAGGGTACTATACCAAGAACTATTGTTACTGAAAAAGCTGGTAAACGCTTAGCAGTAGATTATTTTGAAACTACAACAGGTTCGGGCGTTCGATATTATGTTAATGACGTTCTTGTTGAAGAAAAACTTTTTGAAGGCAAAAGTATTCATTGGGCACAATCTGCGGCTCATCATTGGCTAGATGCTATTAAACCTCTAAACGGATAATATAATGGCAATTGTACCAAGAACACCAGAAAAAGTTCATCACGAAATCCAAGAAATGCTATCAAAAGGTGTAAATTATATTGATGCTCTTGTGGAGTATGCAAGAATAAATCATTTAGAAATTGAAACAGTTGCCGACATTGTTAAAAAATCTTCTATCTTAAAAGAAAAAGTAAGAAGCGAAGCAGTTGAATTAAGAATGGTATATGACGATGATCAAGACATCACAAAGTTATGCTAATGATGATTCATTTCATTGGTATGTAAAATACCTTGCAATGAAGAAACATTTTACAACTGATGGATATGATTATCACAAATATAATGGAAAAATAAGAGCATCATTTGACACGTTTAGAACTAGGAATGATGCTTACTTTTTCGAAAAGCTATCTAATAAAGAAAATCCAGAAAAGTTAATGGTGGCTAATATGGTCATCAAACCAAATGTCTGGATTCGTGAAATCGTAGAACAAGAAGGTGAAGATCGGTATATTGATTGGCAAAGAAAAATAGATTCTTTGTCTCGCGTCTTTAAAACAGATCTAAATCTTCTTGACGATAACTTTCAAGCTAATTTTACTTCAGTAAATGGACAACATCCTTTTATTATGACTATGTACTTACAGAAGAAAATCAGTCTTGAAACATTTAGTATCATTGCGAAAATATCTAATATTTTTCCTTATTGGGAAAAAGAAATAGTTGACAAAATCGTAGCACGTGATATAATTAGGCTAATAAAGAAGTATAAACCTTTTTTAGAAATTGATGAAAAAAAGTTTAAAGATATCGTACGTGAACGCTTTTTCTGATATAAATAAGATTATGCAATTAAAACCTGCATATAAATCGCAATACAACAACGCTATATACAGCAAAACTAGGAGATAATTAATATGTCATTTGACGCACTTAAAAAGAATCGTTCAGCCTCCCTCGGCAAATTGAACGCACAGCTCGAAAAAATCTCAACAAAGAGCTACTCAGATCCCAACGAAGGTAAAATGTGGAAACCAACCCGCGATAAAGCAGGTAACGGTTTTGCAATTATCCGTTTCTTGCCTGCTCCTAAAGGTGAAGAAATGCCATTTGTTCGCGTATGGGATCACGGTTTCCAAGGCCCAACAGGTCTCTGGTACATCGAAAACTCTCTCACTACCATCAATCAAGACGACCCTGTTTCAGAATACAACGGCAAGTTGTGGAATTCTGGCTTGGATTCAGACAAAGAAATTGCTCGCAAGCAAAAGCGCCGCCTGAAATACGTTGCTAACGTTTACGTTATTAAAGATTCTGGTAATGCAGATAACGAAGGCAAAGTATTCATGTTTTCCTTCGGCAAAAAAATCTTCGACAAACTTAACGATCTAATGAATCCACAGTTTGAAGATGAAGCACCGGTCAACCCGTTTGATCTTTGGGAAGGTGCTAACTTCCGTTTGAAAATCCGTCAATTCGAAGGATACCCAAACTACGATAAATCTGAATTTGATGCACCGGGTCCTTTGTCTGATGACGAAGCAGAACTCGAACGTATTTACAACTCAGAGCATGCATTGCAAGAATTGATTGATCCTAAGAACTTTAAGTCTTACAATGAGTTGAAAGCAAAACTTTACCGTGTTCTTGCTCTTGATGAAGAAGCTAGTGCTCCTTCTAAAGCAGCAGATGACAACGAGTTTGATCTAAGCAGCATGGGTAATTCAGAAAAGGCTGCTCCAACTCCTACTTTAAAAGAAGCAAAATCTACTTCTAAGAAACCTGTTATGACAGATGACGACGATGACGATCTTTCTATCTTTCAGGAACTAGCTAATGGCTAAAAAACCTCATGAAGAGGTTTTAGATTATGACTTTGGTTTCAGCTTCATCGACGAAGAACTTCAAGAAAAAGAAGCTGAGGCCAAAGAAACTATTCAAAAAGTCAGTAGCGAAAAAGAGACGTTAAAAGAAAAATTAACAGACACTCAAGTAACTATTGACGATTTAGAATATCGTCTAAATCTTCTATACAAATCCATTACGCCATTCTTAGACAACTTGTGTAAGAACCCAGATAAATCAACAATTTTCTGGCCTGATCGAGTTAAAAAGATTGAGGCGTATAAAAGTAAATTGCTTTCAATTGTAGAAGGAAAATAATTATGAGTCTATTAGACAAGCTAGTGAAGAACAGTACAATTAAGTTAACTGCTCAACTTTCTAAATCCAAAGTTTTCGGTAAGAAAGATATGGCACCAACACAAGTACCAATGATTAACGTCGCGTTATCTGGTAGAATTGATGGTGGTGTTGTACCTGGATTGCTCGTTCTTGCAGGTCCATCTAAGCACTTTAAATCGGCATTCGCGTTGTTGATGGCAGGCGCTTATATGCAACGAAATCCAGAAGCAATTCTTTTGTTTTATGATGCAGAATTTGGTACGCCTCAAGCGTACTTTGATTCATTTGGTATTGACGTAAACCGTGTTGTACACACACCAATTGTTAATGTTGAAGAACTTAAGTTCGATATTACTCAACAACTTGACAAAATCGAAAAAGGCGATAAAGTTATTATCGTTATCGATTCTATTGGTAACCTTGCTTCTAAGAAAGAAGCTGAAGATGCTCTTGAAGGTAAATCAGTAGCTGACATGACTCGTGCTAAAGCACTTAAGTCTTTGTTCCGTATTGTTACTCCGCATCTTAACCTTAAAGATATTCCTCTCATTGCAGTTAACCACACTTATAAAGAGATTGGTTTATTTCCTAAGGATGTCGTGTCCGGCGGTACGGGTATCTATTATTCAGCAGATTGCATCTGGATTATCGGTCGTCAGCAAGATAAAGTTGGTACAGAAATTCAAGGCTATCACTTCATTATCAACATTGAAAAATCTCGTTATGTTAAAGAGAAATCAAAGATTCCGATTAGTGTAAGCTATGAAGGTGGTATTGTTAAATGGTCTGGTTTGATGGATATTGCTGAAGCAGGTGGTTACCTTCGTAAACCAAAAGCTGGTTGGTATGAAGCAGTTAATCCTGCAACTGGCGAAATCTTGTCAGAAAAATCTCTTCGTGCAAAAGATGTTAATGATAACAAAGACTTTTGGATGATGATGTTTGAGAAGACTGATATTACAACTTATATTAAAGATAAGTTTACAGTTGGTGCATCTGGTAGTATTATGCGTGATGATTCAGAACGTGTTAGTACTATTGATGAAGATTATGAAGATGAAGACGAGTGATCAACTGTTGACAGTATTTGTAATGTATGTTATTATATAAGATAACATTGAATGTGTTGGCAGCTTCGGCTGCCAATTCTAATTTAGAACACGGAAATATCAAATGATTGAAAAAACAGTATTATCAAATCTCGTACTCAACGATACATTTTACCGCAAAGTATATCCATACATTAAAGCAGATTACTTTGACGATGGTTCACTAAGAAAAATCTTTGATACATATTCATCATACGTCGAAGAATACAAAGCACCGCCTTCTATTGAAGCGCTTAAGCTTTCTCTAGATAAACGTAAAGACCTTAACGAAGAGTCTTACAAAAATATTATGTCTGAAGTTGATAGCTTAGCTACAGACTCATCAACAAATATAGATTTCCTTGTATCAGAAACAGAAAAGTTTTGCCAAGATAAAGATCTATTCAACTCAATTCGCAAAGCTATTTTGATTATGGACGGTCAAGATAAAGAAAACGATAAAGGCTCTATTCCAGAGTTGCTTGCTGCTTCTCTGGGTATTAGCTTTGACAGCTCGGTAGGCCACGACTTTATTGAAGATGCTGAATCGCGTTATGATTTCTATCACCGCAAAGAAGAACGTATTCCATTTGATATTGATATTCTAAACAAGATTACTAAAGGTGGCTTACCTCGTAAATCTATGACTGTGCTGCTTGCAACAACTGGCGGTGGTAAGTCTCTATTGAAATGCCACTTTGCAGCAAATGCTCTTATGCAAGGTTTGAATGTTGTTTACATTACAATGGAAATGGCAGAAGAACGTATTGCTGAGCGTATTGACGCTAATATGATGGATGTAACTCTTGACGAGTTAAAGCTGTTGCCGCGTGATGTTTACGCTAAACGTATTGAACGTATTAGATCAAAGACTAAAGGTAAGCTTGTTATCAAAGAATACCCAACTGGTTCAGCTCATGCTGGTCACTTCAGACATTTGCTTAATGAACTGAAAATGAAACAAGGCTTTAAGCCTGATATTGTTTGTATCGATTACCTGAATATCTGTGCTTCATCTCGTGTTAAAGGTGCTGCAGCCGCAAACAGTTACACTCTTGTTAAGTCTATTGCAGAAGAAATTCGTGGTTTAGCTATGGAATATAACTGTGCAGTTATTACATCTTCACAGTTTAACCGTGATGGTTATGGAAACTCTGACGTTGATCTTACGAATACTTCTGAGTCTATGGGTATCACTCATACTGCCGATTGTATTCTTGGTTTAATTACTACTGAAGAACTTGATGGTCTTGGCCAGCTAATGCTTAAACAATTAAAAAATCGCTGGGGCGATATTAGTTTTTATCGTAGATTTGTTGTCGGTATTAATCGAGCTAAAATGCAAATCTATGAGCTTGAAGAAACTGCTCAACGAGGCATGACAGGTAATAGTGCTGCTAATACAGCATCATTCAGTAATTCGTCAAGAGATGATGATACTTTGCCATTCGACAAAACTGCATTTGGTCAAGGAAGTAAGAAGACATTGTTCTCAGCTGGTGGCATTTCTTAATATATAAATAAAGAAAAACCAACCAACTGAAAGAAAATGAAATCCTTTAAAGACTTTATTGGTGAAGAACTGGAGTTGCTTCTTATGAGCGTCGCGTCAGATAAGTATGAAAAAGATGTTGCAGATCAATTAAAAGATTTGGGCTATGATGCCTCAAGACCAAAGGTAGATTCTACTTATTCTGACGTTCTTGTTAAACACAAGGGTAAAAACGTGTGGATTGAAGTAAAAATGAACCATACAGACAACCTTGGAAATACTCGAGCTTCATATGATGGCAAAAAATGGTTTTCATCACTAGAAAAAAGTGGCCCATTTGCAGGAAAACAAGGACCGTTAAAAGTTTATATAGCAAAAATGCTTGATAAGCATGCTGATAAATTCGTAAAAGATATATTAAAAGCTACAGGAAAAACTAAGCTAAATACAAACGTTGGTCCTCAAAAAACTGATAAAGATACTGTAAATCATGCTGAAATGAAAGCTTACATGAGCAAGCAAGCTGATCAGTATATTGTAACAGTACCAAACCAAGATTTAGGTAAAGTTGTTAGAGACCACTACGCTGGCGGCGGAAAAGCAGAACCAGTTTATTATCTACAAGCTGATGACGATTTTTATAGACTTAGCAATGAGGATCCTCTTGGTATTGCAGCAGACGTTCCTATGTTTGGTGGTAAAGGCGATTTTAGAATGCGAGTTGGTATTCGTACAAGCCAATATGAAATTCAACCAGAAGTTAAAGTAAAAACTATGGCTAATAGTCCGTACTCTCTTAAACCTGGAACTACAAAGAAAAACCCGTTCACACACCAGCGAGTTAGAAAAGTGTAATGTTATCATTTAAAAGTTACTTAGTTGAGTCTAAGAACACTCACATGGAGCACCTCGAGGATAACATCCTTAATGCAGGTGTAGATGGAACTCGTGATTCTATTAACTTCCTGCGCGCGCTACGCGACATGCTTGCTGGTACTGCAAAATCAAAAGTAAACGTTACTGTTAAATGGGATGGCGCACCAGCTGTATTTGCTGGCATTGATCCATCAGATGGTAAGTTCTTTGTTGCTAAAAAGGGTATCTTTAATAAAAACCCAAAGGTATATAAAACATCAGCTGATGTAGATGCTGATACTTCCGGTGATTTGAATACAAAATTAAAACTAGCGCTAGCTGAGTTACCAAAACTTGGCATTAAAGGCGTAGTACAAGGTGACTTTCTATATGCTAAAGAAGATCTTAAAGTGGTGGACATTGAAGGTGAACCACATATTACTTTCCATCCTAATACGATTGTTTATGCGGTACCTAAGAACTCAAAACTCGGTGCGGAAATACTCGGATCCAAAATCGGAGTGGTCTGGCACACTACATACCGAGGATCAAGTTTTGAAGAAATGTCTGCAAGCTTTGGAGAGGAGATTGCTTCTGGCCTCAAGAAAGTAAAAGGCGTTTGGTCGGTAGATGCATTATATAGAGATGTATCTGGCACAGCAAACTTTACAGCATCAGAAACTAAAGAAGTAACAGACATTCTTTCTCGAGCTGGAAAATTATTCAATACCATTAAAAAAGAAACATTTAATGGTATTTCAGACAACGAAGATACTCTAGTAAAAGTAAAAACATTTGTTAATTCTAAAATTCGTCAAGGCGAAAGAATTAAAAATACAAAAACGTTTGTAAGAGATCTAGAAAAATACATTGCAGATTATTACGATGCAGAAGCAAATAAGCTTAAGACCGATAAAGGTAAAGCTAGTAAGATTGCAAAAAGAGATTCTACTTTAGAATATTTCAAAAAAACTCCGCCTGCACAAATTGTAGCTATGTTTGATTTGTATAATTTGATTATTGACGCAAAGCTTATGATTATTGGCAAGCTAGATAAAGCAAAAACTATTGGTACATTCCTAAAGACCGCTGACGGATATCAAGTAACAGAACAAGAAGGATTCGTTGCTATCGATAAGATGGGCAAAAACGCTGTTAAACTTGTAGATAGATTGGGATTTAGTAATGCTAACTTCTCAGACAAATATATCAAAGGATGGCAACGCTAATGGCTCAATTTAATAAAAACAATCACCTCTATTTAGAAAATAATAAATCTCTTTTCGAAGTAGTAATGCTTGCAGACCAATATGGAAACAATGTTGGTCCAGCAAATCCATCAGGAATGGCTGTTGATGCTTTTGGACGAGCAAGAGTTTCAACACCACTTACAATGTTTGATTCTTCGCATCGTTATAGAGATAACGGTCTATGGGACACGGCTGTTGTTGGTGGCGGAACAGCTTCTTTTTCTGCAAACGAAGGTCTTGTAAATCTTGTTGTTGATACTGCTGCAAACTCTGAAGTAATAAGAGAGACATCTATGGTGTTTTCTTACCAACCAGGTAAATCGTTGCAAACATTTAGTACGTTTGTGATGAACACGGCAAAGGAAGGTCTTCGCCAAAGAGTTGGATATTTTGGTGCACAAAACGGCATATACCTAGAACTTGATGGAAGTGACTTATATTTCGTAAGAAGATCTTACAATAGTGGAGTTGCTGTTGATACTAGAATTCACAAGAACGACTGGAACATGGATTCTTTAGATGGTGCTGGACCATCTGGACTTACTCTTGATATATCTAAAGCGCATATTTTGTTCATCGACATAGAATGGTTAGGTGTAGGATCTGTCAGATGTGGGTTTGTAATAAATGGCGAATTTATACATGCTCACAGTTTTCATCATGCAAACAGTATTACGTCAACATACATGACAACTGCTTCGCTTCCACTTCGTTATGAGATAAAAAATAATAGCGCGACAGGTTCATCAAGTACTCTTAAACAAATATGCTCTACGGTTATATCTGAAGGCGGTTACGAACTTAGAGGTACTCAACGAGCTGTCGGCACCGCTATTACAGCACCAAAATCTTTAGCAACCGCTGGAACATATTATCCTGTTGTATCAATCAGACTTAAATCTACTGCATTAGACGCAGTTGTTATTCCAACTGCAGTAGCAGTAATGGGTGTAGCCACGGGTATATACTCATGGAGAATTATTGAAGGCGCAACCGTTACAACAGGTTCTTGGTCAGACCCAGGAGCAGATTCTTCAATTGAATACACCCTTGCCGGAACTGCTGTTTCAGGTGGAAAAATATTAGCTAGCGGATATTTTACATCTAATACACAAGACGCACCCGCTATAAATATTTTTAGAGATGCTCTGTTTAAGTTTCAATTAAGAAGAAATGGATTAGCAGGTACACCTGTATCTCTAACGCTTGCGGTATCAGCATCAACTAATACTGAAGTAGTTCACGGTTCAATGGACTGGGAAGAAGTAACAAGATAAGATGTTTATAAATGAGTTATAAATAAAAGGACGGCTTCGGCTGTCCTTTTTGTTTACTAAAATAGGATTAATATTATGGGAATGATTAAAGACCGCGGGCATGACGGCGGAAATACGTATAGATGGTCTACATTAGAACGGTTTGTAAAAGAAAACAACTGGACCATTGGCGCCGAACTTGGTGTATGGTATGGTGAAACTTTTAAACATCTAGTTAATAATTGTCAAAATCTTCGTTTGTTTGGTGTTGACTTATATGCACAGCAAGAATCAAACGGCGGGCCACAAAAATATATTCCAGGTGAAGATGGTCTTGCGTGGGAGCATGAAAGATATTATGCAGATGTAAAAGCATTTTGTGATACTACAAATGGAAGAGCAACTATTTACCGTGGATTTACGAATGACGCGTCAAAGCTAATTGAAGATGAAAGCTTAGATTTCGTATTCATAGATGCAGATCATTCATTTGAAGGTGTAGATGCAGACATTATACATTGGATGCCAAAAGTTAAAAAAGGTGGATACGTAATTGGTCACGATATACATTGGCCAACAGTAAAATCTGCAGTAGAAAAACATTTTGGTCAAGATTACAAAAAAGAACAAGATTTTATTTGGTATGTGGTGAAATAATGAATAATCAATTAGCTATGAGAAAAGTAAACATAGAAGGTGTAGATCAGCTTCTATGGCCAATTCGAGATTTTAATGCATTTCATTGGCCACTCCAAGATTGGATTCGTGACCGTGAATCATTTCTTAAATATGTAAAAGCTCGAGATGTGGTTGTACAAGCCGGTGGATGCTGTGGCATGTATCCAAGATTCTACAAAAATCATTTTGATAGAGTATATACATTTGAACCAGATCCAGTTAACTATTATTGTTTAGAAAGAAACTGTGCTGTTCCTGGAATTTATCACCAAAACGCAGCATTAGGCTCTTCTAAAAAATTAGTAAGTCTTGATTCACCAACAGCACCCGGTGAAGAAAATAACGTTGGTATGTATACAGTAAATGAAAATCCTGGCGCAGTAATGATGATTACTATAGATAGCTTAGGTCTTGATAAATGCGATCTAATTCATTTTGACCTTGAAGGTTATGAACCGGAAGCATTAAAAGGTGCTATCAATTTAATTGAAAAATGCAATCCAGTTGTTATTACCGAAAGAGAATGTGGTAGAGAATTCTTAGAATCGATTGGTTATAAGTTAGTTAAAAAGACTTCAATGGATGCGATTTTTGTGAGAGATTAATTATGAATATTGAAAAGAAGTTAACTCAGATTTGGATTGGACCAAAGCCTGCTCCTATGGCATGGTTAAATACTTGGAAAGAAAAGCATCCTGATTGGGAATATTCTATCTTTACTGATGAGATGCTTAGGGCTCGTAAATGGCACAACCAACATCTTATAAATCATTATTATAATACGCGCAAATGGCCAGGTGTATCAGATTTAATTCGTTATGAATTGCTATATGAGAATGGTGGCTTTTGGCCAGAAGCTGATATGGTATGCTTAGAAAATACCGATGAATTGTTTACAGCACCATCTGATCATGCCTACTCTTGTTATGAAAATGAAGCAGGCCGCCATAATTTTATTCAACCTATTATGGCTTGCAACCCAGGTAATGAATTTGTTAAACACGTTATTGATACGTTACACAAAGTTCAGCCACATCAGTTAAGCCCAGAACCATTTAGATCAACCGGTAATGCATTTTTAGCAGATCACGTTGTTAATTGGAAACACAAACTTACTATTTGGCCATCACATTACTTTATTCCACTATTTTATCATGGCAGTGCTACGAGATATAATGGACCAGATAAGGTATATGCAGATCACAAGTGGGGTTCTACTGGTCATGCAAATAGTGTTTCATATGATAAGGCAATATAAATTATGCAATCGATTAAAGCTCACATTTTAAAAATTGACAATCCTATCTCCAATGAGTATGCAAAGACTTGCTCAGACTCTTGTGATAAGATAGGTTTATCCTGGACTTACTTTAATGGCTATCATAAAATGGATGGTAGAATGGCTTTTGGTAAGACAGGAATTAAGAATTTACCAACCTCAGAGTATCGTTATACAGAAAATGTGTCAGCTGCAGACAAAGCAATGTGCTGTACGGCAGGTCATTTTAGCATTTGGAAGAACATAGCAGACGGGCCAGAAGATGTCGGTATTGTTTTAGAACATGATGCATTGATGCTACAACCGTTAATGATAGACATTCCAGAAAACAGAATTGTAGTATTGGGTTATAAGGTAACAGATCCTCAGAAATATAATCATGTTAAAGCAGGTCCACCGCAGCAAATTATTGATATAATTGGACATGAAGGTGCTCATGCATACGCAATTACAAAAAAGACTGCCAGATATCTTATTGATGAACTTGAAAGACAGGGAATTTACAGTGCAGTAGATAACGATTACTTTTTAGTCAATCAAAGAAGAACAGCTGTGCCATTATCAATCGCTTCTCCAACACCAGCGATAGGATGGTTGAGACAATCTACTATTTGGAGCGGTTCTGCAGCCAGAAACTACCCATTTATACCTTCTTTTCATGAAAATTATAAATAAAGCAAATATTACAATCTTAGGATTAACTAATGGCAACGCCACCAGATAAAAAGAAGTTAAAAGGTTTCAAGGAATTTGATCCTTCTAAATACATCGATACCGAACCAACTATTGAAGAAGCTGTTATGAAGAACACAGTAGTGATTTCGTACGGTCGAATGAACCCTATTACCGTAGGTCATGAAAAACTTATAGATAAAGTTACAGATGAAGCTGGCCGTCTAAAAGCAGATCCTATGGTCTTCTTGACTCACACACAAGATGCAAAAAAGAATCCTTTATCTTATGATGATAAGGTTAAATTTGCAAAGAAAGCATTTGGCAATACTATCCAGAAGTCTAATGCTAAAACTATTATTGATGTTGCAAAATCTCTTACTGGCAAATACAAGAATTTAGTAATGGTAGTTGGTTCTGATAGAGTAGACGAATTTCAAAAATTGCTATCTAAATATAATGGTAAAGAGTTTAACTTTGAAAACATTAATATAATTTCTGCTGGAGAAAGAGATCCAGACGCAGAAGGTGTTGAAGGCATGTCTGCTTCTAAAATGAGATCATTAGCAGCAGCTAATAATACTAAAGACTTTTCAAAAGGTTTACCAAAAAAATTACAATCATCTGCACCTACTATTATGGCAGCAGTACGTAAAGGCATGAATATGACAGAAGAAACTATAAACGAAGAGATTGACGAAGCTTTAAATCAACAGCAAAGACGTAAAAGATCTATTGCAATGAGAAAAAACAGATTTAAACTACAACGAGGTAGAGAAAAATCTTCAAGAAAAACCGCATCTCGTGAAGTATTAATGAAAAGAGCTAGAAAAGCTGCTATTGGTATTTTAAAGAAAAAGTTTTCTAAAAATAGACCTTACGAAGAATTGTCCGCTGGAGAAAAACAAGTTATAGATCAGCGTATAGAAAAGATTAGTAAAGCTCGTATTGCAGCTATAGCCCGTAAACTATTGCCAAAGATTAAACAAGGCGAAAGAGATCGTCGCGCTTCTAAGAATGCTCCACCGCCTGCTGCAGCACCTAAACCAGCACCTAAGAACGAGAGCATTGAAGAGGCATCATATAAAGATTCAAGAACTCTTAAAAGACCTCATCAATTAATGGACTCTAATAATAAGCCAAAGTTTGATGCTCGCTTTCGTATGTTTAAGAAAAAGAATGTAAATGAAAGTGTTGATAATTTAGCGCAAGAATTAGTAGATTTAATTGAATCAACTGAACAATTTGTTGAAGAATTTGGTTCTGCACCTTTTAAAGATTTAAAATCGGCGGTCAAACATGCTAGCGATAAAGTTAAAACCCACCGTGACCACGAAGACGGTATCGAAGTATATAAACACAAAGGTGGTTATGACGTCAACCACACCATGAATTCGAGTGGCAGAAATTCTTTAAAGAGTTCTGGCGCTAAACATTTGGGAACAGTTTATAGAGATAAAAAATTTAATGTTACTCATAATATTAAAGAAGCTAAAATTCCTGATGCATTAGATCCAAACAAAACGTTAAAACAAGCAATCGCTGCTCGCCGATTTGATAAAGACAATGATGGTGATACTGATAAGTTTGATAAACAAGATATACCAGACGAAATTACTAGCACAGAAAAAACTGATCAGACTAGTAAGATGTTAAAGAAATATGCAGATGAAAAGCGACATAGTAAAAAAGGTGTTGCTTATGAAGAAGTTGATCTTGACGAAGTTTCTATGAATACGTTAAACAACTATACTGCTGCAGCAAATAAAGATTATGATAAAGCCCATGCTGCCGGCGATCATAAGAAAACATTTAAAAGAGCGCTTGGCTTGATGAAAGCTTCCGGTAAAAAAATTGGAAAAGATGCAGAAAATATTAGCAAAGCACTAAAAAGAGAAGAAATAGAAGAAGCTGTTGATAAGTCAAGTGACGTGTATAAGCATTACACAGAACTTAAAAAGAAATCTGTTAAAGAACTTCGCGATACAATTAAGGGTAGTCGTAAAGTGGTAGACGTTAGTGGCTACGACAAGCACGGCGCAATATCTGATATTTTACGTAGTAGACACGGAAATAAAAAGGTTGCTGCTGCAATGGGTTTAGATGAAGCTAACTTTGCTGATACTATGAAAAAAGCAGTTGCTGCACATGAAAGAGGCGATCATAAAAAAGCAGCGTATCATCTTAATAATGCTAAAACTGCTCGTTATGCGATGAAGTCAACTGAAATTTCTAAGCATAAAGATCTTCTTGATAAGTATAAAGAACTTAGAGATGTGCATGAAGCTACTTTTAAAGTAGATATTGAAGGCTTGCCTGCGATGTTTATTGATGCTGGAAGCGCGTCGCAAGTTAAAAAGACATTGCGTCAAATGCTTAAAAAACCAGATGATACAATCAAAGGTGTTGATAGAGTACAACCAGCTGAAGTCAAAAAGCATTTCCGTTTAAAAGCTCTTGGCAAAGACGAAGAACAAATAGATGAAGCAACGTATAAAGTAGACATTGAAGGTTTACCGTCAGTGTTTATTGATGCTGGAAGTGAACCACAAGTTAAAAAGAGCTTACGTCAAATGCTTAAAAAACCAGATGATAGAATTAAAGGCATTGATAGAGTGCAACCGCATGAAGTTGTAAAGCATTTTCGTTTAAAAGCTCTTGGTAAAGAAGACTCGTCTGAACCAGTTGAAGAAGAAGCTGGTGCTGGCGAAGAAGGTACTAATAAGCTAGTTAAGAAATACAAAAAAGATACGCCTAATTGTTCCTAATATGATAAGCTTTAAACAGTATACTCAAATAAACGAGGGTGTTAACGACCCTGCTATTTTTAAAGCAGTGTTTTTAGCCGGTGGTCCTGGTTCTGGTAAATCATTTGTTGTGGGCAAAACTGCATTACAACCAATGGGATTTAAGTTAATTAACTCTGACCCAGCCTTTGAATCTGCTTTGAAAAAAGCAGGTTTGTCTACTTCGCCAGAAGATATTGCATCAGATAGAGGTCAAGAAGCACGAGCTAAAGCAAAGTCTTTAACTAAGAAGCAAATGGAACTTGCGCTTGGTGGTAGATTAGGTTTAGTTATCGATGGTACTGGTAAAGATCTTGATAAGATTATGCTTCAAGCAATTGCGTTGCGCAAGGTTGGATATGATACAGCAATGATATTTGTTAATACAGATGAAGCTACAGCACAAGGTAGAAATCAAAAGAGAGCAAGAACATTGCCTGCCAGCATGGTTTCTAAAATGTGGAATGAAGTGCAGACTAACCTTGGAGCTTTTCAAATATTTTTTGGAAACAGTTTTCATATCATTGATAACTCAGAAAAGTCAGACTATCAATCACAAATTAATACTGTATATAAAAGAATTCTTGGTTGGTCTAGAAAACTTCCTACTAATTCAATGGCTTCTTCATGGATTAAAAGCCAAAGAAAAGGAATGAACGAAGATATTACACAAGTACAAGTAAATGATTTAGAAAAATTTGCTGATAAACTACTTAACAAATATGACATTGATATCGAATTCACTAGACATTTTGTTGATCGTTTAAATGACCCGCGCAACACTCCAGATATTAAAATTTCCGAATTGCAAAAACTGTTTAAGAAGATAGAAAAAACTAAAGGTAAATCTTTAAAGTCGCTTGGGCCAGACATTGAAGTAGTTTTAAAAGATATGGAAACAGATTTAAATCTTCCTGTTATTATTCGCTATAATAATGGAGAATTTGAAGTCACTCACAAAACAATTATGCGTAAAAAGAATTTCGCTACTACTAACCAGAAGGTGGAGATATGATTAGGTTTAAAGAGTTTCACGAAGCATGCTGGGACACTCACAAGCAAATTGGCATGAAGAAAAAAGGCAATCGCATGGTGCCTGATTGTGTTCCAAAGAATGAAGAAACCGAATTAGAAGAAACTTGGTCGAAGACCGGTAAAGAAGCTACTCATATACCAACAGGTCAAAAAACTTACGAATACGCCAAGCTTGATAAAGAAGGCAGACCTACTGGTAAGAGACATTATCGCAATGCACAAGGTAAGGTAATGGGAGAATCTGTAGAAGAGTCTAAAGATTTTAGCAAATATATTATGAAGGCAACTAAAACTGAACCTAAAATAGTTCGCAAAACCAATCCGGCCGGAAGAACTACTGACCACGTCGAATACGAAGTTCACGGTACACTATCTTCACATAAGAGAACTTTTAAATCTAAAAAAGAAGCTGAAGCATATTTCAATACTGTTAAAGAAGATGTTGAACTTGACGAAGCTATTAAGCTTAACACAAAAGTTAAGATCCACCACCCAGGTAAGTCATATCATGGTGAAGTTGGACATGTAGGCGAGATTAGACATGGATTATTTAAAGGCGCGCCAAAGAAATATACAGTCGATTATGGTGATCGTAAGTCTATTCAATTAGATAAAGCAAATATAAGATTGCACAAAGAAGAAGCAGATTTAGAAGAAGGTGCTGGCGGTTCTGAAACTTGGGAAGCTGGTTATAAACGTCGTGTTGTTAAAACAACTAGTGCTGACCATAAAGAAAAAGGTTACAACTGGCGTATTAAAGGCAAAGAACGTCCAGAAATTTCTATTAAACTATATAAAGAAAAGCCATCACAAGCCGAGTTTAATAACCAAATGAGAAGAGTTGCCGGTCACGAATTTGGAGGTTAATGTGAAAACATTTAGACAACTAATAGAAGAAATATACGAAGAAAAAGACTCTCGCCTTGCTAATGCTGGTGTAGAAGGTTTTAATAAAGCTAAAAGAACACCGGGCCATCCAACAAAAAGTCATATTGTTGTAGCAAAAGATGGTGACAAAATTAAAACTATTCGCTTTGGTGAACAAGGTGCTTCTACTGCTGGCGATCCTAAACCAGGTGAATCAGCCAAGATGAAAGCAAAGCGCAAATCTTTTAAAGCCCGTCACGGTAAAAATATTGCCAAGGGTAAGATGAGTGCTGCTTATTGGGCAGATAAAGAAAAGTGGTAATCTTTTTATAAATATCGTTAGTAAAACAATAATAAACACGAAAGCGTAAAATGCAAAGTTTTAAGAAGTATATCAGTGATATGCCAGAATTGGACGAAGGTAAAGGCAAACCTGGTCTATGGGCTAATATTCACGCTAAAAGAAAGCGTGGAGAGCGTCCGGCTAAACCAGGCGAAGAAGGTTATCCTAAGACTCTTGATATCGAAGAAAGCGGCAAGGGTTATCAACCCGGATGGATGTTAAAGAAAGATCCAGAGCTTGCTAAAAAACTTAAAGATAAGATTGATTTAGCTAAAAAGCGTCAAGCATCTTATGGCAACCCAGCGGCTGGTAAATCCGTTAAAGAAAATAAAGATGAACACGATATTAACTCTTTACAAAAACATTTTGGACCAGCTGTCGCATATGACGCAGCAAGTCATGGTCCAGCAATGATGAAGAGAAAAGATATTTCTGGAAAATCACACACTTTAATAAAACAATCTAATGGAAAATATAAATCTGTTAAAGAAGATGTTGAGCAACTAGATGAAGCAGTTGATCCTAGTGAAATTGCTGGTAATCCAAAAGCTTACGGCGTAGATACTGTAAAAAAAGCATACTACCACAAAAAAGCCTCTACTTCAGACAAAGAATCTTTAGCGCGCCATCTAGATAGATATCATGGTCATAAAGAATGGCGCAAACCGCTTGTAAAAGAAGAAACTGAGCTGCAAGAATTATCAAAAGAAACTTTAGGTTCGTATAAGCATAAGGCTGAACTATCAATTCCTAAAGATGATCGCGAATATGCTAATCGCTCAAAAGGTATTGATAAAGCAGAAAAGAAACTTAAAGAATCTGCTATCAAAGTTGGCGATACTGTTGTTTATAACAAAAATAAAACTGCCGAAACAGTCGGTAAAGTACACAAGATTGAAGCTAACGACTATATTTTACACCACACTAGAACAAATACTTATCACAGAGTTCCAAAGAAAGGCTCTGAACTGGCAGAATCAGTAGAACAACTTGACGAGCTTTCACCAAACCTATTGCACAGATATGTTAAGAAAGCTACCGGCAACATGGGTATGCATGCCGTAGATCATGGCAAATACGGTGATCAGCAAAAAGACAAGAAGAGTCTTAATAAAGCTATTAAGCGTTCAGATGGTATTGCTTCTGCTTCAGGCCGTATGGCTGATAAAGCTAATAAGAACGAAGAGTTTACACCTGCTGAAAAAGCCGCATTTCTTGCAGCTGCTAATAAAAAAGCATCACTAGATTATTGGAAGACACACGCAGAACTAAAGAAGAACGATCCTAGAGTATCAAAGACTCCTAAGAAAGAAAGTGTTGATCTTGACGAATCAGAAATTAATGACTTAGCTGCTCAATACATTAACGAAAACAATATTACTCTAGAACAACTAGAGAATATGACTGAAGCAGAATTAAACGAGTTAATCGGTGCTGCTATTGGCGGTGCTTTTAAACTTGGTGCGAAGGCTGCGGTTGGAGCTACTCGTTTAGCCGGTCGAGCAATTAACAGAATGACCACTTCTGGAAGAGCAGATGCTGCTGAAAAGAAAGCATCTACTTTAGAAAAAAAGAATGCAGACCGTGAGAGAATCAGAGCTGCCCAGGATCGTTTGCGTAAAGCAAAAGAAGCCGCAAGTAAAAGATAAATAGAATAATAAAAAGCCTTTAAAGGAGAAATCAAATGGCACTATGGGGAAAAACAGACGCTTTAGCTAGCGTACCAAAATGGTTAGAAGA